GATTCGCCCTGGCTGAGGAAGCAGAAGCGTCTGAACGTGCACAGCAGCTCGATGCATTGAAATTCCGCTCTGGAAGCCACTGGCCGGATGTTTTACGCCAGGATAATATGGGCGAAACGTCTGAACAATTGAATATGGTTATTGATAGACTTAATCCTATGATAAGTCAGACTATAAATGTATACAGAAAATCGCCTCTTGGCATGCGTGTAAGACCTAAAGGGTCTGGAGCATCGAAGCAAGTTGCTGATATGATTGAAGGACATCTTCGAAATATTGAGCAGGAAAGTGAGGCCGAAATAGCCTATACAGTGGCTTTAGACCAAGCTGTAGGCCACGGTTTGGGCTATTTTCGGTTAGTCAGAGAATATGAAGATGAGCGGAGTTTTCAACAGGTTTTGCGTATCCGTCCGCTTTACAATAGATTTTCCGTCTACCCCGATCCCGCCAGCGTGCACCCGGCGGCCCTGGACCTGGAGTGGGGCTTTCTTATCGACCGCTGGCCCACGTCGAAGTTCTGCCAGTGGTACGAGGTGTCGCCGCAGGAGCTGACGCTGTTCGCCGGCGTGGATGACGGGACCTGGCGTACGGACGCCCAGGTGCAGCTAGCCGAATACTATTACAAGACGTATGAGACACAGACGCTGGTGCAGTTGCCCGACGGGACGGTGCTGCCCCATACGAGGGACATGGACCCGGCCTGGCCGACCCGCGAGGCACGCATCCCGACGGTGCACTGGGTGAAGATGGCCGGCAACGCGGTCCTGGAGCGTACCGTCTGGCCCGGCAAGTACATCCCGATTATCCGTGTGGAAGGCCAGCGCCTGAACGTCAACGGGCATGATAAGCGCACGGGCATGGTGCAGGCGGGGCGCGATGCGCAGGTGTCGGTGGACGTGTACTCGACCATGGAGGCCACGGCCATCATGGCGGCGCCCAAGTCGCCCTGGCTGCTCTACGCCGAGCAGATTAGCGGTTACGAGCGCTTCTGGAACCAGGCCAATGACCCGACACTACCCTACTTGCTGCACAAGGCCGTGGTGGTGAACGGGCAACTGCTGCCGCCCCCGCAGCGCACCGTGGTCGAGCCAGCGATCCAGGCCATTACGCAGGCGAAGGTGCTGGCGCAGCAAGACCTGATGGCGACCACGGGGATGTTTGAAGCGAGCATGGGGCAGCAGGGCAATGAGCAGAGTGGTGTGGCGATTGATAAGCGCAAGATTGAGGCAGAAGGTACGAATTATACTTATTCTGCTAATCTGGCGTGGTCTATCCGGGCCCTCGGGACCATGTGCGTCGAGATTCTCCCGAAGCTTATGACAGGCCCGGCTGATCTGCGCCAGGTGTCGCCTGACGGGGCCGTGAAGTCCACCCGCGTGAATGAGCCGTACCAGGATGAGCAGGGGCAGACGCAGGCCCATTTCCTGAGCCAGGGGCAGTATGAATGTGTCGTGAGTTCAGGCCCGAGTTACGAGACCAGTCGCATGCAGGTCAGTGAAAAGCTGGGCACCGTCCTTGGCGCGGTGCCGCCGGAGACGCAAGCATACTTTTTAGATATCTGGGCCGGCTCTCTGGACTTTCCCGGGAGTGAGGACCTGGCGCAGCGCCTCAAAACGATGGTGCCTCCGGCAGCTCTGGCAGCCAGTGAGCAGACCGACCCCAAGACGCAACTGGTCACGCTCCAGAACCAGGTGAAGCAGGCGACGGAAGCGTTGCACATGATGCAGCAGCAGCTTCAGGAGAGCCAGCAAATATCGGAAGTCTCGAAGCAGCAGGTCGCGTTGTTAGAGCAACAAGTCGCGACCATGCAGGCACGGTTAGCTGATAAGCAGGAAGAGAACCAGCTTGAAGCCATCAAGCTTCAGAATGAGATGGAGCTTGGCAAGGAAGAGAACGCCTTGAAAGCGGAAGAGCTCCGCTTGAAATATATTACGGCATTGCAGAGTCAGCATGCCACGAACGGGCAGGAGGTATCGCCATGACTCCCTTCGAAACGCTGGTCTTCTTGCACCGCAAGCTTGAGCGTACCGTGCCCATCCTGACAGCCGTCGCTTACCCGCCGGCCCTGGCCATGTGCCCGGCCTGCACGGACGCCCTGCTTGCCGAGATGGCCGGGCTCTTCCCTGGCGTGCCCCCGGAGAAGCCGCTCGCGCTGGAGTGCTCGACGCTGGTGGGCTTTACGTTGACGCAGGGGACGTCTGACGAGTGCGGGCTGTGCCTGGCGCGGCAGGAGGTGGGCTGATGCCACCGATCGACGTATACGAGCTGGTCGACGGGAACCGTATTCCCGTGCCCACCGGGGACGCATCGCCCACGGACTCTGCTGCAGCAGGGGCCGGAACAGATGCGCCTGGCGCCACTGCCCCTCCTCAGGCCGGGGAAGGGCAGCCGCCTGCCTCGCCAGCAGGAACCACGCCAGCCGAGGGAGGAGAGCCCCCGGCTGGTGATACCGACGACGATGAGCCTCTCCGCGATGACAGCGAGATTACCGCTGCGAGGCTAGAGCGACGCTTCAAGCGCCTGACGGCAGCCCGACGACAGGCCGAGCGTGAACGGGATGCCCTGGCGCAGCAGCATCAGGTGGAGCTGGCGCAGACCCGTGGGCAGCTCGAAGTCATGCAGCGCATGCTTGCCGGGGCCGCGCCCGATGTCCCACAGACGCCGGCGCAGCCGACTGGCCCGCCGCAAGCTGAGCAGTTCGAGCATCACGAAGACTATGTGATGGCGGCAGCCCGCTACGGCGCCCAGCAAGTCCAGCAGGAACGCGATCAGATCGTGTCAGAGGCGCAGCGCCAGGCCCAGCAGCAGCGCTTTCAGCAGGACCTGGTGAGTCGCGAGCAGGCCTTTAAGCAGGCGCATCCGGACTTCGACAGCGTGGTGCGTAGCGGCCTGGCGGGCAAAGTCTCGCCGGTGCTGCAACAGGCGCTGATGCTGGTGCCGGACGGCCCTGCCGTGGCGTATACGTTGGCCAGTCAGCCAGAGCTGGTGCAGCGCCTGAATAGTCTCCCCCCACCGCTGGTGCTCGTGGAACTTGGCAAACTGACCCCTGCCAGCCCGAGTGCTGCCACGCCAGCGGTGGGCTCGACCAACGGCAATGGCACGACGCCCGCGCCCACGACGCTGCACGCCCCGGAAACGCCGCTCTCCGGAGGGGGGGCGGGGGCACCGACGGGCCAATGGCATGAGGGGATGACGCAAGCTGAGTTCAAATCCTGGAGGGCCAAAACGTCTCAGTTGCCTTCCTGGAAAGAGCGCGGGCAACGTTCATAGTAAGAGCGGCTGGACTGGCACAGGGTTAGGGGACGTATGTTTCTTCGAATTGCACGCACGGCAACACGCAATCAGGTTGTGCAGGGTGTGGTTGCCGCCATTATACAGCGCCGTAATGTGATCGACGCTCAACTTGTGCGTGCCTTTACGGCAGGAAGGGCAATTGGGTGCATAGTACGCACAATACGGGCAGACGCCGTGAGCCGCATCAATAATGGCTTGGCGTTGTTCCGCCGTCAGGTCATTGATCGCTGCGTTACGGATACGTGCGCGATGACGAGCTTTGTTCACATTGGCGCGCTCAGGGTTCGCTTGCACCCACTCTTTCACCCGTGCGCGGTTGTCTTCAGCGTGCAGCAAGTTATAGGCGCGCTGTGTCTCAGGATAGCGCTTCTTGTCCGGATTGGCTTCTCTCCATGCGGCCATACGGACCTTCACTGCATCAGCATGAGCGGCACGCCATCTGCGCCCACTGTCTCGCACCTTCTCAAGGTTGGCTTCGCGGTAGCGTCTTTTTGCCGCCGTCTCTTGCTCGCGGTGCGCCATTCCAAAGGCGCGTCTTTTTGCGCGGGGCTTTTCAGGATTGGCCCAATACTGTTCGCGGTGTTTCGTATTGATCGCTTCACGATGCGTGTCCGCATAGCGCGCAGCTCGTTTGCGTCCATCGGCGCGGTGGGCTTCCAACTCTTCCGGTGTCATCGTCGCTCTTTTGGCGTGATGATATGTGCGCATCAGCGCAAGCCGTCTCTCCCGGTTCTTGGCGTGATTGCGTTGTTTTCTGGCTTTCAAGCGCGCCTGGCGTTCTTCGGGCGTGAGTATCTCGCGGGGCATAACACCTCCTCTAAGGTGCGTAGGAGCGATTGGGCTCCAGCGTAGAGGCACCAGACTTGCGCGAGCTGATCAGGCTCGACCCAATCTGGCGCAGTATAGCATACCTAATTGTAGCACAATGGCTCTGTTCTCTCCACAGAACGTGTGCAGGTCTTCTCTCCAGACCGCGTAGTTCAATGAGAAACCTGTGTATCAGTGGAGAGGACTCCTTTGCCAAACTCAATTCTTACCCTCGGGATGGTTACGCACGAATTGCTCGATTGCTTCGAGAATAATTTGGTAACAGTGAAGCATATAGAACGCAAGTACTCGAGTGAATTTGCGCGCCCTGGAGACAAAATAGGGCCAACATTGCAGATTCGCTTACCCGCGCAGTTGCGTACACAAAGTGGCGCTGCATTGTCTGTTCAGGACTATACAGAACAGTCTAGCTTGCTTACGATTGATCAACAGGAACACGTTGACCTCCAATTTTCGAGCTTCGAGCTTACGCTGTCGATGGATGATTGGAGAAACCGTGTGGGCAAGCCCTCCGGGATTGTGCTCGCCAACGTGGTGGACGCCTATGCCTGTGGCTTATACTGGGCTGTGCCAAACGGTATTATCAGTCCGACTACGGGCACGGACAAATGGTTGGCCTATCTCCAGGCTGGCGCTATCCTTGCCGACAATGGCTGCCCCCAGGATGGAGAATGGTATGCCGTTTTGAACCAGTGGGAACAAGCCGCTGTTGTGAACGGGAATAAGGCGCTGTTCGAATCCTCCCCTGAGCTGCGCCGCCAGTATGAACGCGGTCTTATGGGGCAATCGGCTGGCATGACCTGGGCCTGGGATCAGAACATTGCTCCGCATACGACTGGTGCACGAGGTGGGGCACCTCTGTTCGCCACCACGGTTACTGGCGGTGCAAGTATCACGGTCACAGGTTTTACCGCTGCGGCTGCGCCACGACTCAAGAAAGGCGATATTTTTACGCTAGGAGACCCGGCTGCACCCGTCGCCGCCAACTGCTTCGCCGTCAATCCGGTTTCCCGTGCCAGTACGGGCAAATTGCGTCAATTCACTGTTACCGCTGATGTATCGAGTGCCGCAGATGGGACGGCGACCATCCCCATTAGCCCGTTACTGATTCCGCCAGCCACACCAGCCAATCCACGGCAGACGGTGGACAAGGCCCCCACGGTAGGCCAGGCGCTGACGTTTATGGGCACAGCTTCGACAACCTATTTCCAGAATCTTGTGTTCCAGCGTCAATGGGCCGCGATGGGCATGTGTCGCTTGCAAGAACCCTTTTCTGGGCAGGCATCCTACGCGGTAGATAGCGATACTGGCGTGGCTATCCGCACCTGGCGTGCCTCCGATATCAGCTTGGATGTCCATGCCTCTAGGGCCGATATAGCCTATGGTATGTGTGTCCCACGGCCACAATGGGCTTGTCGGGTGTGGTCTGTATAATGGCCAACACCATTCTCACGCAATCCGGGGCCGTGACAGGCCCTCCCTACCCCGAACCAGAGGAGACCCCCATGGCCGAGTCCACCGACGTCTGGCCAGCCTATTACTACAGCCCGCAGGTCCTGGCCGGCCGCGTCTTCGAGAGCCAGGCCGCGGTCACGGCGGCCCGCAGTGAGGGGCCATGGTCCCGCAGCCTGACCGAGGCGCAAGAGGCCGCCACGAAGGCCCCCGCGGCCCCGGCGCCAGAGGAAGACGACACGCCCGCACGCCGCAGTCACCGCTAGAGGAGAGCCCGTATGGCCGAACATACGACCCATGCCATTCACGTTGTCTTGGAGGGCGGCCCGATTGCGCCCATCTTTATTCCCCTGCTGGACATCAAGGCCGACACCACGCTGCTCGCCAGCCAGTGTACGCTGACGGTCAGCGGGGCACCGAGCCCCTTAGAGGTGGGCCTGATGCTGTGTAAGCCTGGGACCGAGCTGGCTGATCCCGGGGACGCGGTGCTCTACGCCAGCGATCTGGTCAGCATCGAAGCGGGGGAGCCGTTCGTGCTGCCCGGCTCGCTCCCCATGATTGACCAGGCGGGCGTCATCGGCTTGTCCGTACCGGTGCAGACGCTGCCGCCAGGGGCAAAGGTCACGGGCACGCTGAGCACGGTACGTTAGGAGGCGGGGATGCCTGAACATATGCTTGCCCAGAACGACCCGACCATCGACACGATAGCCACCCTGAAACGCAGTACCGCGGCGACGCTGACGTATCTCATGGGGCGGGCGTCCGTGGCCGAACTGTTCGGGCTTCAGTCGTATCTGAGCCAACTGGCATCACAGATGGCGCCAGTTGAGGCTGTGCGTCATGGTCCACAACCGGCACAGGACAAGGAATATTGGGACAGATACCGTCGCGAGGAGATGCCTGCCCTGTTGCGGCAGCAGCTGGCGGAGATGGAGCGCCAGAATCAGAGGCTTCGGGCGCAGCAGGACCTGTCGAACTGCACGCCCGCACAGCATCGCCAGGAGGGCTAGCGTATGCCCACGTTCTCGGCCCGCGCCGTGTGTGAGCCCGCGTTGCGCCTGCTCGGGGTGGCCGCAGCAGAGCAGCCGATTGACGCCTTTATGGCAGACGCGGCGCTGGATGCTCTCAATACGATGCTTGATGGCTGGGCTGTGGACCGTCTTATCACCTGGACGCGCCCCACCATCCCACTCACGCTGGTGCCTGGCCATCCGCATTACAGCTGGGGCCTGAGCACGCCGGCCGCCGATATCGTCGGGGAGCCCCCGGTGCGCCTGGAACTCTGCACGCTGGTGGTCGACGCCAATCCCCCCTACCTGGAATGGCCCCTGGAGGTGGTTGACCAGGCCACGTACACGTTGCGTACCTTCCAGAAGGGGTTAACCAGCACGTACCCGAGCCTGGTGTACCTGGA